AGACCAACACATGAGGGCATGAGAAAAGCCCTTAAGAGCATACGTTCGCATCCTGCGAAAATGCTCCAAATTAGGAATCGTATTTATCCAGCTTTGAAATCCTTAAGGATTTTGAAGCAACTGAAGATTTCAAAACCAATTCCCCTTCTTCAGGTTTTACCTGGAAGGAAGATGTCGGCTGCGAAACTTCCTTGGGATATCTACTATTCCTTTAAGGGCTACTTTGCTAAGGAGTTTCGACCCCTTATGCAAGCGGCAGTTGGTTTCTCTGTAGACATAGATTATGATCCTCTGTACGATCCTATATTGGATCTGAATGAGGTTCATGATCTCTTGTATTCCGTGAAGTATGTTGACCATCTACCTGGAGACAGGTTAGTTGGTTATGTACATATCACGGAAAACCCAGGGTTGAAAGAACGGTATTTTGCCGCTCCCAACCTTGTGTTTCAGAGAGCTTTAGACCCACTTAAGTGGGCTTTAGCAGATGTTTGTAAGAAATTGCCATGGGATTGTACCCATGATCAGCGCAAAGCTGATGCTGCAGTTTCTCAACATCTAACCAACGGTTTCACAGTGTTTTCCTTTGACCTAACTTCTGCTACAGACCACTTTCCGTGGCATTGGCAGAAACATGTCCTGTATGGGTTGATTAAACCCAATTTCCAGGGCATGAGGTCTAGGAACTTCTTCTGTGAAATCATTGAGAAAGGACACTGGGCCATGGAAACAGGCAATCAGACGATTGCCAATATCCAATGGACTAAGGGACAACCCTTGGGCCTAGGACCCAGTTTCTTTCTCTTTGCCATTTCTCATGGTCTTCTCCTCTATATCCTTAATGATATGAGATGGGACAAGAAATTCTATGTCCTTGGTGATGATGTCATCATCTTGGATGAGGTTCTTGCCCAAAGATACCAAGGAGTTCTTGACAAATGGGAAATTCCCATTTCAGTTAAGAAATCCTTTGCTTCCAACAAGGTTGCCCAGTTTGCTGGGAAAACCTTCTTGAAGGATCTTTCCTTCTGGATTCCAAAATGGAATCCTTTTGAGAAAGATAACCTTCTTGATATGGAGGCTTGGTGGTATCCCGGTCTCACTAAGGGAATGAAAGACTATCCTTTAATTCAGAAAGTGCTTGCACTTCCTGAACCTTATGGAATTGGGAGAAATCCCAAAGGTCTTTCAATTGAGGAGAGACTGCCAGTCGAGCTTATGCAAGCGATTGTCTCTAGGGACATGGATCGGGAGCTGAGGGCTCGCCCCAGTTCCACAACCATAGATCGCCACAAGCTAATTGTAGCTTGCGGTGACCTTGATGAGGATCTTCTATACGATCTGGTTTCCAGGTTGTATGATGATCCAGACATCAGTCCCAATGTTGACCCGACCAGGGCCAGCATTATGTGGGATCAGTACCTTGCAAAATTGCTTGATGGCACTGAAGTCCCGGGTTACCCATCTCAGAGATTGAGATGGTCTGACCCTAACAGCCTTGGACGCCTTCAGTCATGGAGGCGGCTCTTCACGGCATTGCCATGAGGAATCTCGCCCTAAAGGCGACAACTGGCTAGCTG